AACACAACTTGGAAATATTACAAGAGAGTTGGAGGAAGTTAATCTTAGAGTCAGTAAATTAGAAAGTAAACACGAAGCGGAAATGGATGAAATTCATAAGTGGTATAAACAATCACTTGAACTCAATCCACTTAAATGGGGTAAGAAGAGGAAATAAAATAGGCACTTATGGACTTTTTAGCGGTATATTCAGAAGCGGGAATGATAGGCGTAGTCGGAGCTATGTTTGTTTATATGGTATATAGTATGAATAGACGAGCAACCGAACAGGCTGAGGCGTTAGAAACTTTGAAAATCGAAAATAGAGGGCAAAGTGAAACTCTTGAGAATATGGAAGGTATGATTATTAAACTTATAGCTAGGTGGAATAAATCAGATGACAAGCTTGATAGAAAGTTTGATGCCATTACAAAAGAGATAAACGATGCTGACAATCAACTATCAGAAATAAAGGGCTCTTTATCAAGAGTAAACGGACATAAATGATGGACAGTTTAAGAGTAACCGGGATGACAACAAGCTTAGGGTTTGTTTATTGGACAGATGTATTATCAGGTATACTGATGTGCGTTATGTTTGGAGTACAAATTTATTATTTATATTTAAAAACAAAGAGAATAAAGGAGAGTAAGTAATGGATATAAAAGGAATGATGTTAGAGTTAGCTGAAAAACAAGCTGACGCTATGAAAGATAAAATGATGGATGAGTTAGGAAGCGAAGATATGGCTTCTAAAATTGCAACTGCTATTAATAAAAAGATTGATATACCTTTCGTATCAGAAGACAAAGAACAGATTTTTTTTGAGAAATGTGTTGATGTAGTAACTGATATTATTGAGGGAATGTTTAAAAAGTAATGGCTAAAGTAAGCTGGATGTGGGGCGGTAAAAGATATTCTGGTACTATAATAAGAAAAACTAAGAATTATATTTATGCAAGAACACATAATGGAAAAGTTAAAAGGATAAAAAGATAATGGCAGAAGCGTGGACTAGAAAAGAAGGTAAATCTGAAAGCGGTGGTTTGAACGCTAAAGGAAGAGCTTCTTATAAAAAAGGGAATTTAAAAGCCCCTGTCACTCAAAAAAATCCAAAAGGAAAAGCTAAGGCAAGAAGAGCTAGTTTTTGTGCTAGAATGTGTGGTATGAAAAAAAGACTAACAAGTGCTAAAACAGCTAGAGACCCTGATAGCAGAATAAACAAAGCTCTACGTAAGTGGAATTGCAAATGCAAATAACAAAGTTTGATGATGCCGTAAGAATTATATTAAAGCACGAAGGTGGATATGTAAACGACCCTGTTGACCCGGGTGGTGAGACTAAGTATGGGATAAGTAAAAAAGCTTATCCTTTTCTTAATATTAAAGACCTTACTGAAAAAGACGCATCTGATATTTACTTTAAAGACTATTGGTTAAAAGCCAAAGTATCTAAAGTACCTGAAGAATTGCGAATGATTTATTTTGATATGGTAGTTAATATGGGAAAGTCAAGAGCCGTAAAGATACTACAAGAAGCTATTAGTGCTAAAGGCGTAAAAACAGAGGTAGATGGCGGTATTGGACCAAAGACGATAAGTAATGCCCTTAAGTCAGGTTTAGAGCCAGAAAGGCTACGTAGCTATAGGGTTAAGTACTACGCAGACTTGGTAAACAGAAAACCTAAATTAGGTAAATATTGGTATGGTTGGTATAGAAGAGCGACATCTGTCTAATAAAAATACACCTAAAAAGATTTTTGATAAATTAGAGTTCAGAGGAACTAAACGATTTAAACAAGCTCCTGAAGAATGTAATTGCTGTGGTCATACACATATTGTAGGCATAGAATTAATTGGAGCTAAGAAGGGTGTCTTATATTGGGAGTGTAACCGATGTGAAGAAAGATACCTTAAATACACAAAAGTTACAACAATGAAGTACTTAAAAATAGCATCCGAGTTATGGATAGATTTAGGAGGTCTAGAAAACATATGCGAAGAACTACCAAATTAGATGAAAAAGTTGTTAAAAGAGGAATTGTTACACCAGATAAGCACTTCCCTCTTCACGACCAACCAGCAATTAATGTTGTTTGTGAAGCGATTAAAAGAGTTAAACCAGATTTTTATGTTGACTTGGGAGACACAGGAGAGTGGGGTTCCGTCAGCCATTTCCAGTGGAAGAAAAAGAAACGCCCCCCTTTGGAGTATCAATTACCAAGGGTCTACGAAGACATTAAGAACGTCAATAAAGGAATGGACCAAATTGACGAAGCACTTGATTATGCTAACTGTAAAGAAAGATATTTTGTTGAAGGGAATCACGAACAATGGCTAAACTCCTTCTCAGAAGAGAATCCGTATCTTCAAGGGCTTTCCGTAAAAGAAGCTTTGCTCTTAGAAAAAAGAGGATACGAGTATTATCCAAACGGGAAATACTTAAAGATAGGTCATCTACATTTTTATCACGGAAATCATTACGCAGGAGTAGCACACGCAAGAAATCATTTAATAAGGTTGGGATGTAATGTTATGTATGGACATCATCACGATTTACAAATGGCTAGTGTTACGCACGTTGATGGACCTAAGTCAGCTTGGAGTATTGGATGTTTAAAGGATATGTCAGATGAAGCTAACGGATGGCTTGGAAATAGAAAAACTAATTGGCAACACGCTTTTGCAGTGGTTGATTACTATACAGACGATAGATTTACAGTTCACGTTGTTAATATATTGGATGGTGTCACCTCACTCTGGGGCAAAACTATAGACGGGAATTAATATGCCTAAAAGAATATTTGAAATTGCAAACTTTGATAGAGGGATAATGTCTTCGCCTGAAGATGAATTAGACCTACCTACAAATGCCGCTACTTATAGTCTTAACATAGACCCTTTAACAAGTGGGGAGTTAAGAGGAGTTCCTAAGAGTAACTATTTAAAAAAGACAGGTTTTACAGCAACAATAGAATTAACTAGTTACAATAGACCTACTACTTATTCTTATCCTTCATCTTCAGTTGTTACAACAGCTAAACCAGACCAACATCAGCTTAACTAATGGCTTTTACTGGAGCAGTTAATCCTAACAATAAAAGTTACTTAGCTATAACTGGTAACTTTACAGGTACTCAAAATGAATATTTTGAAGTAAAAGTTAGGTCTAGTAATAAATGGTTATGGAGATATAAAGGTGAAACACCTACTGTAATATCAAACGTTACAAGCGATATATCAAATAATAAATTTACTACTTCTAGTAATCATAATATTGTAACTGGTCAAACAGTGAGCTTAAGTAATTTTATCTTTACAAGCCCCTCTAATCCGGGCACACAAGGATTGCAAAACAATTTTACTTACTATTTTATAAAACTTACAGACACTACTTTTTCTGTAGCTTCTACTTTAGCACTTGCTAACGCAGGTACTGCATTGTCAATATTTGGCACATCTCAAAGCAATTTAAAAGTTGCTACAGAATGGTCAGCTTGGTATGATAAGGATGGCGATGTTAGTGAGTATGGTGATACTGTAGTAGTAAATACTAACTATACACTACGAAATGGAATTAGTGTAATGTTTACTAGAGATAATGCTAGTACTTATACCACAGGAGATAAGTGGTGTTTTATTGCTTATGCAGATTACACTTTTGAAAACTTAGGTAGTGACTTAGAATACTTACAAGGTATTGATATAGATGATAGTAGAAATCTATTAGCTATTGACGGCACAGGAAATGTAAGTGTTGTTGAAAATATTGATGGAGAAAATCCTACTATATTAAATGCTCAAACTAATATAGGACCTGTATCTAATAGTAGATTAGATTTTGAAACTAAGAATAAAGAAATATATGTAGCTAAGGGAAAAGACAGACCTGCTAGATGGCTTGGTTATAATAAAAATGGAGGGATGTCAGGAGAAACACCTGAGTTGCAATTAAAATCTCAACCAGCTATGGATGTACTTGTTTCTTCTATAGAAACTCCAGATAGAAATGCTTTTTATAAATCAATAGCTTTAAGAGGCGGTGGTGGAGAGGCTACTAAAAATGCAAGAATTATTGTTGGGTTAAAAGAAGATACAGATACTAATAAATTTTTTGTATATAATCGAAATCTTGATAGACAATTTGAAGTTACTGTTGAATCTCAACCTTACATTGTTAAAAAATATTTAGGAATCTTTGATAGTAATAAATATACAGATGGCTTTATGATTGTAAGGGAGTCTACTAATACATCTTTATATATAGCTGAAGTAGACATATACGACCTTAATACTTCTGGAAGTGGTACTTTAGTAGGGCAATCACCTAATAGAATTTGTACTATCGGAATAACCAATCCAGTTTCTCACGCTGGTGGAAGTGGTGATTCAAATAATTCTGGGTTAACTAAAATACACGATATTCTTTTAATACCCGACAAAGCTCCGGGACATAGTAGTTATAGTTCAGCTATATCAGGAGGAACTAATTGGACTCTTGTTATAAGTGGTGCTAGAGATTGCTACGCTCATTGGAGTGATTCTTATTATCCTTCTTATGAGTGGCTTTGGAAAACATCTATGGATGTAGGCTCTGATTATTTACAAGGTAATGTAGCAACCGGTAGTTGGGACAACATAACTCCAAACACTGTATCTACTTCAGGTCAAGTTGGAGATTCAGAAAACTGGCAGAATATGCAACCTTATGACGCTCTTGATGGTCAGCAATATAGTAGACCTCCGGGATGGTACTGGGTTTTTGTTAACGGAGATAATAGTACATTAGATACTGTAGACGCAGTAAGTGTTTATGGTACTTGGGGTGCTAGTCAACCAAACAATCCTTTAGACGATAAAATTAAAAAATTTCAATTTGTATCTATAGATGCTGGTGCTTTACCAAGAGGCTTATGGGGTATTGAAAACGTACCTAATTTACATTCTTTAGAGTTTTGTGGATATGATAACCAAGGTCAAAATCCTATAATAGGATATACCTGTGAGTTTACATCACCTATATACGCTAATCAAGGTAGTGGAATTTTAGGCGGTGCCTATACAGCAAGTTATGCAGAACAAGTAATTACGCAATGGGAAGCGGCAAGTCATACAGGTTATCATTATGCTGATTTATTTGGTCCAGTATATCTTGATGGAAGAGACGGAGAGGTTTCAGAATCAGATGCAAAAGTAGTCGTAAATGATTACCTAAAAAAACAAGAAGCCAGACCTTTAAGATGGGTAACAAACTTTATACCTATAAGCACTGTTGAAGGACCTCAAGTGTTTAAGATGTTAAGTCACACTGTAGATTGGGAAGATAGTAGAGAGTTATCAGTGCAACTAAAAAGCAATTTACCTAACGTAGCTGACAACGCTAATATAAGTGAGCTTACACCTTATCAAGATAGCACTATAGGAAGCCTAAATTTAGATGCTTGTCCTAGCAATGAGCCATTGTTTGGTTTAAACGGAAGGTTCAATATTTTAACAGAAGGCACTCTTCGAAGAAGAGCTGTTATGACTTACATAAGAAGAGGGAATAGGCAATACGGCTTGTATAGATTTGGAGATGAAGCTTCTAGACCTATGAATTTACAAACTACAACTGGTTCTCATCCTACTGTAGATATATTTCCAAACGATTGGAACAAGCAAACTACTGACCATCCGTATAATGCTTATACTTCTTGGGAAAAAGGTTTAGCTCAACCTGACTATGTAACAGACTATAAGCAAAGTTCTACTTATTTCTATGCGATTAGTACTGGAACTAATGCTAATGCTGATTTAGCACAGAAAACTCAATACCTTCCTATAATTGGTTCTACTGGAGACGATAAAAATGGTTACAGATTAACAGAGACTAATTGGTGGGCACCTAGTACAGATTGGAAAGATGGAGCTACTACTGTATGGCATCCAAATGATGATGTAGCTGATTATGCTTACGCTGTAAAAAATGATGCTTTTCAAGATATAGCTTTTTTTAAAATGATAGCTAGGAATGGAGGGACTACTACTAATTTATTTAGTTCAGGTGGTGGTAATTATTTTAACATAACTACACCAGTAACAGTGACAGGAACTGATTGGGCTGGACCACTAGGAGTTAACACTGCTTTTTATAGAGCCTCTTTAGTATTAGATGGATATCAAGAAACTGCATTTATATCTACAACATCGGCAGGTCCTGCTGGTGATGATAATGACCCTGATGATGAGACAACTGATGGAGGAGACCCTGCTGTTGAATTAGCAAGTGCTAAGGATGTTGGAACACATTTAAAAGTAACTGTACAAATTAAAGGTGGATTTGAAATACCATCTAGGGTTACAGGAGTTGCAGTTTATAGAGCTATATCTCTTACAGATGGTTCTACTGACCCACAAAGTCAATATAGATTTATACAAGAAGTTTCTTTAAAATCTTTTGGATGGAATGCAACTACAGGTTATTTTGAGTTTGATGTAATTGACACAGGAGACGCTGAAGCTACATACGAAGCTATTAATGGACTTAGTGAGAATATGTACAATCTACATATAAATTATAGCTGTAATGCTCAGCTTAATGGGTATATGTTTGTTGGTAATTGTAGCCACTCAGAAGTAGAAGATGCTAGTAATTATGTATTCAGGTCTCAACCTGCTAAGTATTCTGTATTTGATTGGTCTAAAGATTTTTTACAACTACCTTTTGTACCTATAGCTTTACAGGGTTTTCAAGGTAAACTTTTTGCTTTTAGTAATAATCAAATGGCTATGGTAAATCCTGAAACTTTATATACTGAAGATACTGTAGAGGGTATTGGTTGTATAAACACTCAAACTAAAATGGTTACTGATGCTGGGTTTATATGGGCAGATTACAGAAATATTTATATATCTACACCTCAAGTTAGTCCTATAGGAGGACCAATATTAAATGTAGATGATTACGGTTGGTTAAATTTAACTAACGAAGAAAAAGACAATGTAAGATTTGGTTATGATGCTAAAAGAAAATCAATACTATTATTTTTTACAAGAACAATAAGCGGTACTGCATATAACTTATGCTGGGCATATTCACTTGGTAAAAGGAGATGGGACCTTTGGCAAACTGATGGAAAAGTAAAAGACACATTATTAACAAAAGATGGACATACTGTATTATTATTAGATAATAACAAGATACAAAAATATTTAAGTAGGACTAGTGAAAGAGCCGATTGGGAGTGGCACTCAAAGAAACTGGGTATGGGTGAGACTATGGTTGACAAGAAAGTCAGGAACATAAAAGTAGAAGGCTCTGACAGAGCTAATATTAGTTTACAATACAAAGTTCCAGAAAACAATTCAGCTTGGCAAAGTGGTCAAGATGTAAGTAGTAGTTTTTCTGGCAGTACTAATACAGCTATTAAATTAGCTAATGTAGATAATGGGAAACTGCATTGGGTAAAGTTAAAGATAGCTGGTAGTAATACTAATCGTGATGTCAGAGCTAAAGCAACATCGGTAATTTACAAACCTAAGAGACCTAAATAATGAAAATTAAAAAGATTATTAAAAAATCAAAAGCTATTGGTAAACCTTCTGGAATATTTAAAGGTGATACTGATAAGTTTTTTGGGCAAGAAGTAACAAACAAAATTGATGAGTTAAAAGAGCTAATACAGGGTGAAGATAAAACATCTAGTAGTGGTAAAGTTGGTTCTATAAGAGTAATTATAGATAAAGATACGCCTTATGTGGAGATAAAAAGCGTTAAGGGTTGGATAAGGTCAAGTAATTCATCTGTGAGTGGTTTTGAATTTAAAAAATAGTTATATTAAATAGATACATAAGGTATAGATATGAGTTGGTTAAGTGATTGGATAGATAAAAAGTCTGGTAAGCAAGATGCTATAGACATTGAAGCACAGCAAGGTCGTTATAATAAAGCAATGGCAGGTACCAATACTGGTTACGAAAAAATGATGGGTATTGCTGAGCAACAAATGGATGTTAATAGTGAGTTAAATCGTTCTAGATTAGCAATGATGGAAAGTAGTAGTGCTGACAATGCGGCTGAATCAGCTAGGTTAGCACAAAGAGGAGCGGCTAGTGCGGGTGGTGCTCCAGCGGCGGCAATGGCTTTCCAACAACAAGATATGGCAAGAAAAGCTCAGTCTGGAGTTATGGACCAATATCAAAAAGGAATGTTTCAACAGCAAGAAAGTGCACTTGGAACAATGGGCGGTGTCTTAGCTAATCAAGGTCAGATTGCACAATCAGGTTTTAATATGGGCGAATCTGCTAGAGAGTACAATAAAAAAGTTGATGCAAGGGCACAGGCTAGAAAAGGTGCAATGCTTGGTGGAGCTTTAAAAATTGGCGGTGGATTACTAATGGGTAACCCTGCAATGGCTTTAGGTGGAGCAAGTTCTTTTTTACAAGAAGGTGGTGCAGTAGGATATAATACAGGTGGTGAAGTAGAAGACCCAGAAAATCCTAAACCAGTAGGTAATGGTCCTACAGATGACAGTAGTTTTTTACTTCATATGTTTAGATACAACCAAGGACTGAAAGGTGAAAAGTTTATGGGTGGAGTTAAAGGACAGCTTGGTGCAGGTTTATTAGGTATGGCAACAGGTGTTAGTCCTGCTTTATTAGGCGTAGCAGGGCATTTATATGGTAGACATAGGTCAGGTAAAATTTTCAAAGAAAGCAACGAAGATTTAATTAATCAAGTAGATAGAGATAGATATGACGAAATGAGAAGGGAATTTGGAAGAAAAGCATCAGCAGAAAGGAAAGCACAGGGTATGAATAGATATCAAGAAGGTGGTCAATACAGCCCACTGCCCGGTGATGTAGTAGATGCTAAACTAGAACCCGGCGAATATGTACTAAATAGAAATGCAGTTAATGCCATAGGTAAAGAAAATCTTGATGAAATTAATAATGAAAAAGCTCCTAGATTTGATAAAGGAAAAGTTAAAATGAGAATGGGAGGGTATCTTTATGGCGGATAAAAATTTAGAAAAGTATTTATCTGGTTTAAAAAGATTAGACGCTATAAACGTAGAGTCTATTTCTCATAGTGATGCTGATAGAAACTATCAATTATTTAATAAGAAAAACGAACGTAAAAATTTAACAGACAATTACCTTAAAAATTTACCAGCTCAAGCTAAGTTTACAGGTATGCCCGTTAACAATGCACAGCAAGACAGAAGAGCAAGGATTCAAAATCAACAAATGGACCAGAAAGTTCTTCAAGAAGCTAACTTAAGAAATCAATTTGACCAAGCTAGAGGTCTAGGTGGAGATATAGGAAGAGAAGCTATACGAGATGTAGCTATGAATAATCCGGGTGGAGTTGAAACTTTTAATAAAATGAATAAAGGTAAGATAACTTTTTCTGAATTAACAGGAGGCTTAGGCAACACTGTTCAGCCACCTCAAATGGACCCTACTCAAATGGCTCAAGCTAATTACTTGGTAGATGAGTTAGGTTATACCCCAGACGATATGAGGTCTAATCCAGCTTTAAAAAGAATGATGGATAACAACGCTACAATGCAATCAAGAGCTGAAGCTAACGTAGATAATATGATAGCTAGTGAAGATATTCAAAGACGAAACCAACTATATACAAACACGATGATACGAAAAGCTGATGCAGAAAGAGCTGAAAGACAAGAGCGAGATAGGCAAGAATTATACGCATCAGCACCTAACTCTTATTATGGTCCGGGTATGAAGAGAGAAGACATACTTCAACAAGCTAATAACGCTGTTAAGTATGGAGAAAAAGATAATATTATGGCTATGGTCCAAGGAGTTATGGGTGGTGATGGTATAGAAAAAACTCAAGGTCTTATGGGTATGCTTAATATGAGAGCGGTTATGCAAACTGCTGGAGCTGATGATAAAATGTTAGCAGAATTTGACGAGCTTGGTCATAGTGCCCGTATTGATAAGATGGGTAGAGACTATAAAAAGATGTATGGTGACGGACCATTAAATGCTACGCAATTAGCTGATAAAAGAAATCAAGAAAAAGAAGATATGAGACTAGCAAAACTTAGAGCTCCTGTTCCTGTAAAAGGTGCTCCAAAAAATAGAAAGTCTCCTTTAAAAGAAGCAATGTTAAAATCTCAACTATTTGCAGGTAGAATGGCTAAAGGTTTTAAAGATGATAGTTATAAACAATACGTACAACGAGGTGGCTATATAACCAAAGATGGTAAGCAGGGATACTTACTTGGTGGTTTAGCTATGGCTTTAGCCCCTTCGTTGATAGGTGCTGGTAAAACAGCTTTAGCAAGTAAAGCGGCTGGAGCGGCAACAGGTGAAGGAGGGCTACTATCTGGTGTTAGTAATATGCTTGGAGGAATGAAAGACAGGTATATGGATAATCCAGTAGCCGCAGGTAAACTAGAAAGTATTATGTCTTCTACAGATAGTGAAGGCAATCCTATAGGAGAAGCAGAAGCTAGAAAAATAAGAGACGCTGGAGGAGGAAGTGCTGACCTTGCAACTACTATAGGTAGAGGTGCTAAAGAGTTTGGTAAAGATTCTTTAAGTGGACTTGTTGGCATAGGTCAAGGAATAGCTGGTGCAGGTGTTGGGGCAGGTAAAGCATTACAAGCTGGATACAAAGGACTTACTGATAATAAAGCATCTTATGAAGATTTAGCAAGTGGTAAAGAAAAAGGTAGTTTATTACAAAGGCTTGGTAAAGGTATGAGTTTTGCTGGTAATGTAGTAGATATGGCTAACGAAGATATGCCTTTTTCATCAATGGGACAATCTGATGTACAATTTCACACTGGTAAAGATGGTGCAACAAAACCAAAACAACAAGGTTATGTAAACGATGCTGATAATATAAAGCTACCTGAAACAGATATGCCTCAAGACCAAGTAAGTAAAGATATTCAAGATGGTGAAGTAGGGAAGCGTGGGGTAGAAATGGAAGGAGTAGATGGCAAAGTAATACCTGCCGCTATACTTGATAAAGTTAAAGATATGGATAGCTTAAAAAGTTTAAAACCTGAGCAATTAATGACTGTACAAAAAGCATTAGGTGGAATATCAGTTGATGGAAAGTTTGGTCCAGAAACTATGGGAGCAATGCAAAAGTATTTTGACAATGCAAATAGAGCACCTGTTGGCTTACCTGCTCCTGAAGCAACCCCACCACCTCCGCCACCAGATGCAGTATATGACGATAGAATGATGAGACCTGACTTACAGCAATTCCAAGAAGGTGGTTTTATAAGTAAACTTAGAGCATACCAAAACGGAGGATTAGTCTAATGGCTGAGATTAAACAAGCTAGGATTTCTGGATACTTAAACCCGGATATGCCTGAAGAAGATTTACAGGCAAAAGCTATACAAAGAAAACAAGCCGCTATGCAAGAGGCTATGGGTAAGTATCAGATATCTAACCTTAAAGAACAGCAAAGGGTTATGGGTGTTAACAGAAAATCTGAAGACTGGTTTAATCGTAATGCTGATATGTTGTATAGTCAAAGCTCTGACCCTCTTGTAAAAGAATCACAAAAATTTAGTGACCCAACAAAAATGGCTGATTTATATAAAAAATATCAAGCTGAAGTAGGTGGTAATTTTGCACAATTCCAGCAGTTTGTTGAAGTTGGTAAAGCAAATGAAGCTAAAAACAATTCAAGAAAACTTACTATGTTAATAGATGAGTATGGTGAAGATGCACCTGAATTAATTAACAAACAATTAAGAGGAATGGAAGATGGTGAAAGAAATCAGTTGTTTGGTATGTTGGATGATGATACTTACTCTAGACTTGCTGAATTGTACGATGTAGATGAGAGCTATAAAGTTGGAGACTGGTGGGAAGAAAACTATGGAAAAGTAGGAACAGGTGTAGGTGTTTTTGGTGCGGCTATGTATGCGGCTAAAAGAGGAAAGTTTGGTGCTCTAAAAGAAATATTTGGTGGTAATTTATCTTCTGAAACTATTAAAAAAGTAGCTAATGCTGGTAGTTGGAAGAATCACGTTAAAGAATCTAGTAAAGCTTGGAGAGGGTTAAATCCTAATGCAAGTAAAAAAGAATTTGCTGAGTGGCAAAAAGATATATTGTATGGTGGCAAGGGAGAAGCTAAAGCTAAAGCCGCTTGGAAAAACTATTCTGATTCTGGCGGTAAAGGAGTTGGTTCTGATAATAAAAAATTCAGTGCTGATAGAGAAGCTAAGAGAATAAAGAATTTAAAGAATAGAAATATAGCTCCTAAAATGAAAGGCAATGTAGCTGTGCAGGTTGTTCCGGGTCAAGGTGTAAGTTCAGTATTACCTCCGACAGTAGGTAGTCCTTATAGAATGACTGCTGAACAGATAAGAAAACGAGCAATACAAAACAACAATGAGTTAAGAAGAATTAAGACACCAGAGAAATCTTCTGATGTTAAATTTAGCGGTGGTAAACAGGGAAGTTTATTTGATGAAGCTGACCACGTTATACCTCAAAGAAAGTTAGCTATGCACAAAGCACAAGTTAAAACTATGGTAGCTACAGGAGAAATGAGTCAAAAACAGGGTAAAATAGTAGATGATGCTATAAATTCTATGGTGCAAAAAGGTGAAAGAGTTACTAAAAAAGGCTTAGCTAAAGTTATATCTGAAACACAAGGTGGTTATAGCTTACTTGATAAAATTGCTAATAAAGAAATTAAAGGTTTTAAACTATTTGGATATGGAATAGCAGGGGCAACAATGGGTGGCTTAACTATGGGAACCATAGGTGGAGCTATTGGTGGTGATACCGGTGAAGAAGTAGGTGAAATAGCAGGTACAGCAATGGGTGCAGAGATGGCACCAAGAATGCTTAAACAATTACAAACCTTGGTAAAAGAAAAAGGTTCTAAGCATATAATGGATAAGATAGTAAAGAAAAAAGGAAGTGCTTATCTTGCTGGATTAATGGCAAAAGGTGCTTTAGGTTCTTTATTTAGTGTAGGTACCTATGGAATAGGTAGTGTAGTTACAGGAGCTTTTTTAGCTAAAGATGTTTACGACATTTACAATATATTAAAAGAAGATATAAATTAAAATATGGCAATGCAAAAGGCACCTTGGGAGCCTAAAGCCAATAAAGAACAAACTCGAGAATCTGTAGTTAAGTATAGGTTACAACCATCTCTTTGGGAAGGTAATGAAAAAGAGATAGAGAACCTGCAAAAACACGCAGAATATCATCGTATTCCTTTTGCTCGTTCTAAAGAACATCAAGATAATATGATAATGGGTAGCTTAAAACAATTTGCTTCTGGCTGGGGTGAAGGTTTTAGTGCTAATATAATACAAGGAGATGACGAACCTGACACTACTCCAGAAAAAATAGCTAGACAACTTGGTAGTTTAGCAGGTTTCTTAGGCTATATACCGGGTTCAAAATTTATAAAGCCTTTACAAGCTATAGCTAAATTTACTCGAAACAAATCAATTCCTATGAGAGTAGCAAACAAAGCTACTCAAACAATGTCTAAAGCGTATCCCACATTAAAAAGAGACGCTCCTAGTATTGCTAAAATCTTTTCATCTGAAAATAAAATAGGTGATGTATTACAAGGAGCTTTTCATCTTGGTATAGCTAGTGGTGTATCTGATTGGAGAGGGATAGTAGATGAAGGTATGCCTAGAGCTTTAGAAGCTGTAGGTTGGGGTGGTGTTTATGGTGGTGGTTTTAGAGCGTTAGGTAATATGCCGGGGTTTGGTAAGAAATTACAAGCAACTCAATTAGACGCCTCTACTGGATTGCCTAAGCTTAAAACATTAACTGGTGGTCAGTTATTTGATTATTCTGTTAGAGCGGCTGTATCAGGTATTGTATCTAAAGAACTAGCGGAATATCAGCACAATGGTCCATTACCTCTTGAACAAGAAATCTATGAATATGTAATGGGTGCCGCTTTTAGTTTTAATGACACTCCGTTACAAACAAGATTATCAAGAAAAGCTATACACGACACTATTAAGAATAAGTATGGCTACGAAGAATCTTTTGGTAAAGTACCGGACCCTGAGCTACATCCTGAATATGACACTTGGACACCAGAAATGCAGAAGTTTGTAAAAAGAGACTTTGATGCTTGGTTTGGTGCGGATTCTGAGGTTAAAGCGGCTACTTTAATGTTACAGAATCAAGCTATGAAGAACGAAGGCTTAACACAAAAAGACATTGAAAAAACAATGGATGAGATGGTTAAGAAAAATATTGATAGTGCAGAGCTTAACCCAGAAGGAGAGCTAATAGACCCTGTATTAAAATCAGATATAAAAAAAGTAAAAGATATTATAAAAGACAATCCTAATAGTGAAGAGTATCAAGACCTTGATATGCACATTAATCAAATTGATAACTTACCCGGTAAAATTTCTGGAGGTAAAGGATATGTAGATAAATACATTACTCCAAGAACTGGTAAGAGTACTATGGCTGATAGGTTAGTAGAGTCTTTAAAAATAGCTAAAAAGTGGGATGAATTACACACTACTGTACAAGGTATAGCTAGACCTAAAGATGGTGCTGTTAAAGAAATGATTGACTTTATACAAAAAGAGTATAAACTAAACAACATAGAGCAAAAAGAAATAGACTGGTGGAGAAACTGGGCTGAGCAAACAAGGAAGAAAAGATTAGTTTTACAGACATTTTTTGCAGATGGTGAAGTAGGTTTTGTAGATAAGGGAGTTAGTCCTACAGGAGAGAAGAAAGAACTTTTATTTGAACCACCTAAAATGCAAGAGATTTTTAATAATATAAATACCAAGCTTGGTAAACCTCAAGAGAACTTTTATACGATAGCTGACTTCTTTGTTAGAAAAGGTGAGGAATATGGGTTTACTGGTAAAGATGTAAGAAGATTACAAAACGCATTAGATAAAACTATTGGTCCTGATGGTAAACCAGCTAAAGCAAAAAATGTTATACGTATGGTTAAGAGTAAAATAGCTAAAGATTTAGACCAAGCTGGTTATTATTATACTGGAGGTCGTGGTGATAAAGCGGCAATGTACTTTGTTAAAAAACATCCTATGGTAGACCCTGCTAATAGACAAAAAGATTTAGATATGATACAAAAAGCTTTTGAAAACAATGGCTTTGATAAAGGAAAATTTTCTAAACATTTATTAAAAATGGGTATAAAGTATAAACAAAAATTTAGAGGGGTTAACGACAACTATTATAAAGACTCCTTGATAAATAATATATACTACGACATACATAATAACTTCGGTTTTAATGTAGCACAAAAAGATATACCAGCAATGCTTAATAAAATGTTATCAAGTAAAGGTTTTATTAAAGATGCTAAAGCTTACAATAAAAGAGCTCAGATATGGTTTAACTCTGGTCAAACTACAAATACTAGAGTAGCTAACGAATATTTAAAGTCTTTTAAAGCACGATTTAAAAAAGAATATAAGTTACCTAGAGACTGGGAGCCATTAGAGTTTGTAGGTAAGAAAAAAGATGAAGCCAGTTTGGTTATTTGGGATGATAGCGTAGGTATTGACAAAGATAATTTTAAAGCTGATAGAAAAAATATGGAAAGACCTGAAGGTTTTGATGGTGGTATACCTGCATTGCCTGAATTTATATATGCTTTAAATAAGTCAAATGGTATAACAAACGAAGGTAGAGTCAACAAATCTTTTATCGTGTCTCCTAACGCTAAATATGGAGCTATGTTAGGCAAGTATATGTTCTTTGAAGCTTCACCAAAGTTGCAAGAAGCTATGAGGAAAAAAGGTATACACGCATTAGCACCAGAATCTGGTATAAAACAGATGGGATTTAGAAAGTTTGGTAATGTAAATGTTAAAGGATTTAAGGGTGCTGGTGATAAAATTGAAAGAATAGATTTTGAAGCTCAGGTCCGAAAACTATTAAACAATAAAGGTCTTTTTATAAATGCAGAAAATGCTAAAGTTGGCGGTAAAAAGTTGCCTCAAGAAAGAATAGGTGATATATATTTAATGCCAGAAGCCAGAAATAAAGGTATTGGTTCTAAGTTTGCTGATTTAGTAGAAAATTACAAAAGGTCACAAGGATTAAGAGATATACAGATAATGGCTGTAGGTGGTAGAAAAAAGGAAGGAACAGAAAAACACGACAACATAAATTTTTGGAAAAAACAAGGTTATAAAGTAACTGGTAAAGCGGTCCCAGTTAAACTAGGCAATAAAGTTCTTAACCCTGAACTAAGAGGCAAAACAGTATATGCCATACCTATGTCAAAAGATATACAAGGTGATATATGGATAGAAGGACCTAAATACAATATACCTTTAAGAGACATAAGGACTATCTTAAGCGAAACGACTTCAACAAATGATTTAGTTGGTGCAAAGTTTGCTAAGCAAATGTGGTCTACGATAATGCACTTTAGTAAAGATAAGACAAATCCAGATTTAATTAAAAGTATGTCTGATGAAATAATTAAAAGGTCTGTAGAAGGTGATTCTGAATTAAATAAAGCTTGGGATGCTCATATAAAAAACCCTAATGATGTGTCTGAAAGAAAAATACTTGAAGACATAGACAATGTTAGTTTAGAAAAATTAGCAGAAGCTGTTACAAATACTAAAGATGAAGGGTTTGCTAGTAGAGTATACGATAAAATTATACAAAAGAATATAGAAACTACCAGAGAAACAGCTAAAGAAGCTGAGATAGTAAAAGATGAATATGCAAAAAGTCTTGTTGAGGTTAGTGAGTTTGAAGGTATACTAGATAGAGTTGGAGAGCTATACCCTAAAGGTAACCTTGGTTTTTATATGCACAAGTTTGCTAAGAATTATAGACAGAATGCTGTTAAAAATTATATTGTAGATAGGATAAGTAGACCTAAGCTAAAGAATGGTATGAAAGCTAGGATGAGACCATTTGACCACGGAATGTGGGGCAAGATAGATATAGATGACAGACAAGATGTTTTTTATTTAGATGATGGAGCTAGGGCTAAAAAGATATACGACCCGTTTTTTAACGGCGGGTATGAAACGCTTGGTAAAATATGGGATGAATACAATAAGAAAGATAACGGCATATACAAAGAGAACAAAGAGCTTATCGAGGATATACTTGAAGGTGTAGCAATGAGAGTTCCTATGGACTCACAAAGTGGTGCACACGCATTAAAGTTTGGAGGATTTACTGGAGCAAAAGGTCAAGGAGTATTATTACACGGAAGGGTTATGGATGCACTTGGTGGTGCAGACCTTGATGGAGACAAAGCTTTTATATTTTTTGGTGGTAAGTCTGGTATGTGGAAAGAATGGAAAGAAATATACAAAGGTCAGTTAAATGAATTTGTAGATAAAGATGGAAATCAAATACCAGCTAAGAACGAAGACGCAAGAAAACAATTTGTTAAAAGTGATAAAGAATTAATAGAGATGAACTCTAATCCTATTAGTAAGTATGACCCTAATCTTAGAGCAACTATGAGTGAAGCGGCTTATGAAGGCAGAGAAACATTAGGTGGAGCTGTAACTACAAGACAAGCTTTAGCTTCTGCATACGATGTTATAAGACTATCAGAAAGCACTGCTTACGGACCAGTAAAATATGTTAAAGGTCAGTACCTACCTACTATAATACAAAAAGGTGCGTATTATTTCCCGGTTGAAACAAAACAAGGTAAAGTAGCTTATGTAAAACAAACGCCTAAAAAAGCTATTGAAAGATTTAAACAATTATCTAGAGCGGCAATAAACTTAGGAGCTGACCCTATGGATGAAATGGGCATTAGGTCTGCCTCTGAAATAAAACAAATACTTAATGATAGTTTATTTAATTATGAGTTTATGTATCATAAGAAGGTTGGTAAACTAGATAAAGAAAGATATATATTTACTACTGCTAGTGATTTAAATAGAAATACTACACCATTAAAAGAAATGCTAAAGAAATTTAGTCAAAAAGGTTTACATAGTAATTACTCTCAAGCTAACAATGTTTTATATGGTCGTGATTTTTTAACTGGAAACAAGTATAGTTTAGGTGATATACAGGCAGGGGTTGGTTCTATTGATTGGGTTCCTAGAGAGTCACAAAGAAATTTATTAAACTTTATTGCAACGGAATATAAAAAAATACCTTATGAAGATAATATATTTAGAAGGCTAGACTCTGAAGCTTTAAATCAACTATATAGCTCAAATAGGAGAGAGTTTACAGATAGACCTGAACTATTAAAACTATTCGATAGAACAAGTATGATAAGTAGACAAGGTCCTTTAATGAGACAGATTATATCTAAGAGGTTATACAAGTTAGAGAATAGAGTAAGGTTAGCTAATAATAAATCTGAGTTCTGGGATTTATTTCATAGTAAATGGCATCCACAATATGATGCACAAGTAAATGGTCAAAAAAGAGGAGTGATGGGGAATATACCTAGTCACTTGTATGGTAAGTTTGTATCTAAAAAAGCTAACACAACAGTTAAAGATAGGTTGCAATACTTAGAATATAAATTAAATCAAGCTGAAGATTTCCTAGTAAACGATTTGAGCGATATGTCTTCTATTAAACATATACTAAATGTTAGAGATGCGGGAAATGTAAGTGACGAAGATTTTAAGAAAGTTAACTTAATGGTTAACGCTTTAAAAAATAGTTCTTATTGGGTTAAGAAATCTAGAGATGAGTTGAGACTAGACATACAAAAAGTTGTAGAAGAAACGGGTGATAAAAAAACAGGAGAAGGTTTCTTAAAGTATTTAGGGCTTCAGAAAAAAGGTGGAGAGTCCGCTAAGAATCAAACAGAAATTGATAGACAGATACTATTTGACAAAAAGGCATTAAAGAAAGCTAATTTACAAAATTTGTATGACTCTATGGTACTTGGAACTTTTCAAAGAACAAACAAAAAGTTATTAGAATTTTTAGATAGAAAGCCTAAACTAAAAAAGAATGAAGTTAAGTTTAAAGAAATGCTAAGAAAGAATGGTCAAAATACATCATTAATGAGAATAGGTTTTGCTAGTAAAAACGTTAAAGACGAAAGCATAAGACAACATCTTGATGAATATAATAAATTATATAAAGAAATAAATCCTGTACCAAAAGAAGAAGAAACATTTATAAAAGATGTTTCTAAAAAAGCTGAAACTACTACTAAAGCAAAATACAAAACTGAAACTGGTGTTGTAGAAAATAAAATTATAGAAGCATCAGACCTTGATGAATCAGGTAGGTATTTTATGGATTATATTGAGCCTTGGGCTGGAGGTAAAAAAGGTAAAATAAAAGATAAAGATTTATTAAGTACAACATACAAATTAATGAACCATTTAAAGCATTACCATAACTTAGACTCAAGAGACTTTAACGGTTTGTTTCGTAGTATGTTCCAAAAAAATATTAATATGGCTACTAAACAAGATTTTGAAAGTCTTGAAAGGTTCTTTCAGGATATGAGAGATGGTAGTACTTGGACTAGATTTATTAGTTGGGTTAGTGGTAAGAAAGATACTAGACCTGAAATAGAAAGAAGATATTGGAATAGATTTCCAGAAGCTAATCAAAGAGAGTGGTTAAAATATCCGGGTATGGTAAAGTGGAAAGCTGATGTTACGCCGTTTAAAGATAGATTTAACAATAGTATTATGGGTAGGTCCATAAGACCTACTACCGTTATTGGTGATTTACAAAACTTTGCTTGGAAAGGTGCTGAGTTTTCTTTACAAACAAGTGAAGAAGAAACTAATAGATTAAGAGATGAGTTGGCTCCTTACACTCAAACAAATGAATTTGGTAATGATTTCCACAAGATTGCAGTTTCTGTAAGAGAAAGAGGTATGGTTCACGCATTAAAAGAAATTATGGGTGATGACCCCTTACTTATGTCTAAGCAACAAGCTTATATGGATAATTACAACGAAGTTCAGCCTTTGTATAAGAAATTAAAAAAGAAAGTATTCCCTATACCATTGAAAGATGGTACTGTTAACTTAACTGGTGAGCAAATAGTAAAGAATATTAACGATATTTACACACGAAAAAACAAAGCTTTAGAGACTATGATTAATGGTGATGCTGATTGGTTTGATAATTTTACTAAGGTTGCTTACGATAGAAATGGTAATCCTACTTGGAAAGGTTTAGATGCTTTATATAATAAATATTTAAAGTATTCTAAAGAAAAGTTTAGGAGAGGCTAAAGATTTGATATTAATAAGTTTGGTATTAACGGAATGCAAGAACTAAACAAGTTAATAAGTTTAAAATTCTCATTACCAATAGCTAAAAGAAATACCAAGCTTTTAAAAGAGTATGCTGGTAAACTTGGTCTTGGTAAAAAAATTACAGAAGTTTGGGATTCTGAGTATTATTTTCCTCACGTATCTTTTGATAGAAAGAATGTAGATGCACAATTATCTAAATCTCTTGATTCAATTTTTGCAAACAGTAAATTATCAAAGAAAGATAAATACCAAGCGGCTAAAAAACTTATCTATCAGTCAAAAACAATGACTGGTGATTGGGCACCAAAATCTATTAGTGAAGAAAACTTTGAAGCTATGCAAGACGTTTATCAAAAAGCGGCAGGTGATAAGAAAAGAGAAGGTGCTAAACAAATATTACCTTTAGGTTTTAAGCAACCATATAGCCAATATCAAAGAGATTCTCATTTAGCTGGATGGTCCCGTGATGCTGAAGCTTATGAAGCTAATATCAAGAACTTGGTAGATTCGTTTTATAAAGAAAGTATGCTTACTTTGTCTCGGTCTCATATACAAGAGTTTTATAGAAAATTTAGAAAGCAAACCAAAGACAAAGCATTAGCTACTAGATGGGCTAATTTTTTAAAGCTTTATACTCAAAGTTCTATGGGTTATCCTACAGATATTCCAGATGCTTTAATAAATGATAAAAAAATGAAATTAAAGTGGACTCCTTATATGTCTTTTGCTGATAGTAATATGAGAAATAGGATTGAGTCTATTCGTGATAAGCTTGGTATAACAAGTAAAGCACTAAAGAAATATGATATATCTAAAGAAGATGCTAAAGAATTAAACGAGTATAGTCAAAGTAAATTACAATTTTGGAGCGGGTTAGAAGCTAAGTGGCAAATGGCATCACTACTTGCTCACCCTAAGTCTGCTATTACTAATTTATTTGGTGGTCAAATACATACTGGAATTAGTGCAGGTGTACAGAACTTAAAAAACGCTAGAGATATTGATTATTTAAAAACAAATGTCAATCCCGAATGGCGTAGTATGAGAGATGTAGAGAAATGGGTTGAGGGTTTAGGTATTGTTGAAGAGTTTTTATTGTATGAAGCTGGTATGAATAAAGAACTTCGTGGTCGTAGAATGGAATCTTTTATTAGAGATTTTTCTAGAAAGTTAAAAGGCAAAGAAGATTTAAAAAATACAGAGCTAACAGCTTTAATAAAGAAACACAAAATTACAGATAGTATGTGGAATAAAGCATCTTGGTTTATGCGTAGACCTGAAAGAACTCTACGTAGAGACGCTTTTATAGCACACTATCTACAAGCTAAAAAGAATTTTGGTGGTGCTATAAGAGATTATGACCACCCTTTTTTAATAGAGATGGGTAGGAGGGGAGTTAAATCTACACAGTTTTTATACTCTGCTCCTTTTAGACCAATGTGGACTAACAGTGCCTTGGGTAGGGTAATGTCACGTTTCCAGTTGTGGAGTTGGAACTCAGTTCGTTTTAGAAAAGACTTGTTAAATGAAGCTAGGTTAAGAGGGTTTACACCGGGTACAGCAGAGTATAATCGTGCTAAGCGATTAGTTACTGCTGACCTTATGGTTTATGGTTTATCTAGTATGTTTATGTATAGTCTTTTTGATAACGCACTTCCAGCTCCTTGGAATTGGTTTCAAGATACAGCATCAGCTATGTTTGGTGACGATGAAGAAAGAGAACGTGCTTTTTTTGGTCACCCTGCTGGACCACTTTCTATAGTTAAGCCTCCTTTGTTTAGATTTGACCAACCTATATACGAAGGATTAGTAGAAGGTAATTGGGATAAGATGACCGACTATTATTTATACACACTACTACCGTTTGGTAGAATCATTAAGGATGTTGTAGGACCCGGTGGAGCTATAGAGAATCCATTCTATGCTGTTGAGAAATTTACAGGTGTACCATATATACAGGGTGGTAATTTTTTACAGGAAGCTAAGAAAGGAGATGCTGATGCTAAAAGTTTCTTTTCTAATCTACTATAAAGTTCGCAAACTGCTAACTGTGATATAAAAAAATATGATAATATGCAGGGGACAAAAGGATTTAAGCCCCCTACATATTGCGACTAGACTATGGCAAGTAGTTATTCGCTTAAACGCCCCATTGCTATGTAAAATAGCTCTGGGGTTAATCTTTTAAGGTTACCATCTTGGCAACGCTTAGCCATTCTATTTACTACGCATTTTAATTCATACATTACTTGGTCCATTGAACCAGAACCAAGTTGAATATTATGGTCTTTAAATGCTTTCTTAATCTCTGTTTTTGTCATACTCTCCTCCTACTTTAATTTTGATAGTTGGTTCAGTTAATAATTGTTTGCTACGTTTAAATTTTCTACTAGCGTGATAGTTAGCCCATAGTTTTAACGCCGCTCTTTTACGTTCCGACATATCAGTTATTGGTTTTTTATCTGTGCCTTTATAAGGTCTTTGTTTAGGTTTCTTCATATTATCCTTTCATAAAGAAACAAGGTCCCTCCTACTATCCACTACACGTTGAGAGATAAGACACTGCCGTGTAAAGAACTTCGTTGTATAGTTTCATACTTCGGTCAGGACCTTGTTAAGTTATAGAGAGAGTTGCCTACCGGCAGGACTTTTATTTTATCCAAGAGTTACAAGGCTTCGAGGTAGTTATGTACTTCCCTAATCTCCGTCGAGATACTCTCTCTATTTTTAATTCTGGAAGAGTCCCTGACGCCAACCAGTTTACATTTGTCTTCCTTTATCTTTTTTGGTCTAAGTATCGCTAGGATTATTCCATTATTGCTACTCTTATTCCTCACTGAGCAACCTTTCGGTTACAAACTCAGACTAATGTGGGACTCTTTCATTTTAATCGCAATTAGAACCGGGTATACACTTAGTAAACTCTCCAGTTCTTTGCAAGTTTTGTTCGTCTTCTTTATTCCAATTACAATTCTCTTTCATACTTTTCATCAAATCGTTGACTTTGTGTCCGTATTGCATTTGATTTTCTTCAAAAGCTTGAGAACTTAATAAAGACATACCTTTAAATATGATTGCAAGTTCGTCAGGTTGTACTGTTTTTTTATTGCTCTGCCTGTCTTTCTTTTCTTTATCATACTGTTCAAGTAATACTGCGGCTAAATAAACTACTAAATCAAGCATTTCTTCTGTTGATTCTTTTAAGTTGTCTCTACCGCCTTCTCCGTTTAATGGTATGTCTTGTCCATATTTCTTTTGTCCTAGTTTTAATCTATCTTTAACAAGATTTAATACTCTATCATTAGTCTTCATTTTACTTCCCCTTCAATACTTGGTGGAAATACCATTATTTTGCCTTTTTTACTTAGCTTATCTTTAAAGTAAGTCCAAGGCATAAGAACTTTATTAAAGAATTTATAATGATAGTTCGTAGTTCCTTCTTTTGCATCGTCTAGTGCTTGGTCATAACCGTGGCGATAACCACGCCTATAACTCGCTTCTTGTTCTCGATGTCGTTTTTTCTCTTCTCTAGTAAAAGGTTTACTAGCTTCTTTTGCTGTTATTATTTTCATTACCATCTGCCTCCTTTGGCAAGTTTTCTCATTACATATTTATTTAGTTCGTCTGGTAATCCACCCACTAATTGCATTAACAATATAAAGTCTTGCTCATCTAACGGTCCCTTTCTTGTATTACAAGTCTTACATATTAATTGTAAGTTTTCTTTTGTGCTTGGTCCGTTTTTAGCAAGGGGTATGATATGGTCACAGGCTATATTTCTATAGTCTAATCTTTTATCACAGTAACAACATCCTTTTCCATATATATCATAAAACATTTTTCTTATATCTGTTTTATCTATGGTACATTTTACGTCCGCTTCTATACTTCTTCTTTTTAAAGAAGACATTAGCGTAGACATTTTTGAAGATAACTTTTTATAAGCTTTGTTCCAGAATGTCTTATGTATAGGATATAGTTTTTCTTTAAATTGTTCTTTTTTCATAATGCTGTAGGGGGATAGGATTAACTACCCCCCTTTAGTTTGTTACGCTAGAGTATACTCTGCATATTTGTTACCAGTATGTGACTCAATCTTATTGGTCTTTACTTTGTGACCATCTTTTCTTAAGTCGCATATTACAGCCGCTAACCTGAAACATCCACACGAATTTAAAGCTAACATTGGATTAACTTTAACTCCGTCTTGTAGCATCTTTAATATCATTGATTTTTGGGATTGCTTTTGTCTTGGCATAAGTTACTTTCTCCTTTCGTAAAGTGTAAGTGAGTTCCGAATTTCCAGAAACTAATAGAGAAATCAATATCAAACTGTGACTTTGATTGCATAAACACAAAGCCAAACCTAAATAGATTTAATATACTTAAATACAAACCTTTGTTTAGATTATTGTTTATAATGTTTCCTCTTAAAAGACCATTTAATAATCTCATTAACTTCTCCTAACTCGTTTTACTTTCTCAGCATAAAAGCCGGGAATAGCCTCACCTTGGTTAAGGACCTTTCTAGCCGCTTTCTTATCAATCTTCTCTACGTGTTCCCACGTTTTGTAGACATCAGGTATAGCATCTTTATCTACTATAGCTACTGGTCCAAGAGTTTCGTACAACTTATATCTTGCAGTATCGGATTCATATACTCCGTTTTCGTCACCAAGTTCTGATACAACCATAGGCAAGAGTGATTTATTAAAGTAGTCTTTTAAACTTTCTACTGCTTTTTTCCTCACTCTTAATCTAGTTTGTTCTTGCTTGATAGCTTCTATTTCTGCGTCAATAAGATGCTCTTTTCTAGATAGTTCGACCATAAAATAGTCTATACCATCTACTTTCTTTCTTATTTTACCTTGTATGGTTTGCATTTGACCTTCTAATATTAACTGCTCTTCGTTATCTGTTTCCATTTGCAGGTTAATATCAGTGTCTATATACTCCCCTATTAGGTCTCGTGTTGTTTTCTTTTCCATTACCTTCGTCCTTCTTTCTCAATATGAACTGCTTGTTGAATGTACCATTCTATTTGCTTTTTAACAGAGCGTTTTTCTTTTTCTGCTATTGTTTGCAGAACTGCTTTTTCTTCTGCTGTTATTTCAGCTTTTACAATGTGTAGTTTCTTCATTATACTCTCCTTGGTAGTCTAAATGATGGAGTCCAGTCTAAATCAACTGTAAATAGGTCACCATCACTGTTTTTAAATAGTTCTACAGTCTTTTCCGAACTATCTTGTTTTCCATTAATACCAATTACTTTACGTGATGCGTTTTCTATAGCACCACTACCTTTACCTGCGTAAATATCTAGTATTTGGTTTCTGCTGTATTCTCTTGACACCTGAGAGACTTGTATAATGATAATGTCCATATTAACAGCTAAGTTTGATAAGTAGTGAGATATATATTTAATCTGTTCATACTCGCCTCTTATATGCGGCGGAGTCTCTACTAAATCTATATAATCTACTACTACTAACTTAGGTTGTAGGTCCCTAACTTGTTTTTGAATTAAGTCAGGTGATGGACTAATAGTTTGCATAACTACGTGTTCTAGTAAATGACCATACATCTTACCGACATTTTTACTGTCTCTAGACACATCTTCTTTACTCATACCACTAGCTATTTGCAAGTTTCTTCTATGCATATACCAGCCACTTAATTCTAATGATAGAAATAGTGTTGGCAACTGCCATTCCTTGTTAATAACGTTCTGATGAAAATCGTAACCTAACGCTATGTTCTGAGCTAATGTTGTTTTATTAGCACCAGTAGGACCAAAGATAGTAACTAACTCACCCGGATAAATTGTGCAATCCTTATCTTCTAAACCAAACATCTTACTAAGGTCTATTGCTCTTCCAGAAAAGTCTGTTTCTAGTCTTTCTTGTAACTCGCTTTGCAAACTACTACTAGTTTTTACATCAACTAAGTAGTCTTTATTTTTATAATATACACACTTAGGGCTACATACCGTTTTTAACAAAGCGTCGTTACATCCATACTTATAGCCATAGTTATATGTAGATTCTACTTTATCTATTACTATTTGTGGATTTAACTGATTGTTATTCCAGTGTAGCATAGCGGCTTTAGTTGCGTCACTTGGTATTCCGTGTCTTCTAAAATGTGAAGCTACACGCATTATCGAATGATTTCTACTGCCTTTCTCTGCTCCTCTGTTGTATATTGTTTGTATGCACGGCACAACATTTGTGTTCTCACTTACCTTACCCATTGCTTTAACTTCAGGTATATCTGTACATATGGTACTTTCCATATTTCCATCACCCCATAGTTCTGTACCCATATATGCAGTTCTTCTTGTTTGAGCAAGATGTTGTATATCTGGATAAGTACCATTCATCAGTTCATCTCTACTTATAGGGACTTTAAATAACTGACTTTTGATATTAAGCGTATGAGCCATTCTAATGATTGCTGTTCTGCTGTACACACTAGGGTCTAACTTAAAATTAGGAAAAGCTTGTAACATTGTTTGTTTAACAACGTATGGAAGCTCATTATCTGCCTTAAAATTAAAGTTATCTCCCGCTAACATTATATGATAGCCCGTCCCACTGAAGAAACATTGATAGTTGCCGTCTTTCAGATTATATTCACTCTCACAAAATGCGAGAATGTCTTTAGTCATACTATGTGTATACTCATCTGTGTTATCACCTTTATCAACGTCTATTGGTATTTCATCTATATGTCTGGTACCCAAGAAACTCTTTACAGTTTTATTCTTTTGTACGAAGTCTAAGCCTTCTTCATCGTATATGTATACGCTTCTGTAGATTGCTTGAGTTTGACCAGCCTCATAAACAATATCCCACATATCATCATAAGGGACTAAGGTCCCCCTCCTTGAAGGGGAACCTATAGCCATTTCTACATATCGTGCCACTTAGAAAGAAGTACGACTAGTAGTTCCTGTTACTTGACCATTAACTGGTGTCGCAACAACATTACCCTCTTCTCTAATCAGATTCTTGGATTTTAAGAATTGGACAAATGATTCCAACTCTGTTCTTCCTTTCTCTGTATTAGTGGTAATGCGAGGATATACTGTAGTATATGAAGTAGTAGGGTCCTTCTTTGAAGGCTCCTTATACACATAACAATAGTATTCCCTCTTAGGGTCAATAGGATGTGGTTTAATATGTTCTTCTAGTGACTCAAGCAAATCTATTGCTTTACCACTTTCATCGACCATATCACCCTTTACATCTGGACCTCCGTTGAACCCTACAGTATCAGCGAACCGATACCATTTTTTTAATAAAGAACAGGTTTTGATGTTACCATCTGCTTCTCTATCATAGGAACCCAAGATTTTCATATCAACTGGATATTGTGAACCTTCTATATCTAACTGTACTCTTAAGAATAAGTCAGCCCAATCAAATTGCTCTGTTTGGTCTTCTAGTTCTGTAATTGCACAAGCTTGAAAGCCGAGGTAACTACTTCCTCCTTCACTTCCACTATCTATGTCACTTGGTCTGAATGGTGCATTGCTCATTCGCTTTTCTCCTTGTATTTTACTATTTCATTAACAATACTCTCATAATCAAATGGTAGCACTTTCTGGCTGAGTGGCTTTAATCTACTGCCTACTACACGCTCGTCGTATGCTTCAAATGAAACATAATACTTACCATCGTCTTTATTTGCTGTTGAGTATCCTATAACATCAGCTTTAGCCGCTAAGCTATAACCTAGTCCTCTAGGTAGTTCTGGACTTAATTGTGCTTTTCCATCCGTGACTGTTGTAGTCTTTGAATGTGACACTAGTATCAGATTACCACCTACTTTCTTGATAAGATTTTGGAACCTTTTGATGATGTCAACGTTCTTCCTTCTGGCTTTACCCCAGTCGGCACCCCATTGACCTTCACCCATTGCAGTTATTCCAAGTTCCTGCAATACAGTTTCTTCTACCCACTCGTTTACTTGTCCAAGTGTGTCGATTACTACTGTGTCGTAAGGTAATTTGTCCCATTCTTTCTCTAGCCATTGATATGCTTCGATTAAAGAATAGACTGGCATAGGTTTTCCCTTATCTTGTCCACTTCTGTAGACAAACCCACGCTCTGTTGGTGGAACTATCTCTATTTGAGGTGTTCCACTTTTCGTTACTTGTTTGCCGTCTTTTAAAACTGGACGACTAGGAGCGTTAAGACTCGCTATAGTTACAACATTTGCATTATCTACAAATTCTGCACCTAAATCAGTGTCAAGTACTAAGACACCATCTGAACCTGTTTCACTCCAACTGGCACAAGCTGTTGTTTTACCAGTTTTTGGTTGACCTATGAAAAAATAAGTCAAACCTGAGGGCATACCTTTCCCCCAATCAGTACTAACTTTGCGTACTTCTATCATACGTATATTCCTCCGTATTTATTCTTGGTATTATTTGGTTCCCATATGTTACTAAATGAGGACTCAAGCAGGTATTAATATAGTCATAATAACTTAAATTACCAACAATATTATACACTTGAGATACTATTTGTGCCGCTATGAACTGAGCCGCAAATACAGTATGTTTCATTGAACACGGGGGTTTTGGTACACTATCAGTAGGAATCCACTCGTCCATATAAGTATGTTCAGGTGTTCTACTGGTTTGTGTACATAATTCTACTGTAGTGGCACCCATACGTCCGTCAATAAAGAAATCCTTGTTATCAAGTGCAGACCACTTATCAAACAGATTCTTTCTTGATTCCATATCGTCTGTGCATACAATAGTTCTTGGATGTGCATTCTCAAATGGTAGCCATTTACGTTGATAACCTGTTATAGTTTGTTTGTTATCTGAGTAAAGACTATGCAATGTTCCTGCGGCATCTATTTTACTGCGTCCTACCATATTTGCTGGGTATGCTGTACTACTTAGATTGTGTTCAGCGACTGTATCATCGTCCCACACTATTATATCATCCCAGCCCATTATAGTAAGAGCTTGTATTACAAAAGACCCGATACCACCAGCACCAACAATACATATATCTGTTAGTGTATCTTGATTAATCAGGTCTTTATTTCTTAAGAATCTCTGGCTCATTTGTATTCTCCTTTCAACCAGTTTGTTAGGAAGTTTGCCATTAAGAGAAAGATAAAAAATCCTACTCCTATTAGCACACAGCTAACTGAGATTAAAAATAAATTAATACTCCATTCCCATAAGTCTATAAGTATCATACCTCTAACTCCATAAACTTATCTAACATAGCGTAAGCTTCCTGTTCAGTACCAAACATAGCTTGGTCCTTAATCTTGGTAGCTTCTTTGTAAATAGCATTGCGTCTTTCTATTATTATACTATTTACTTTTGCACTACTTAGCTTATGTTCTTTTAAATAGTCTTCCCAACCTATTAATAAGTCAGATAGATTTATAGAACCTATGTTAGTATTGTCCCAGCCGCCATATCCTGTTTCACCCATTAGCGTCATTTCTACTATTTTCTCTATGTCTTTTCTGGTTCTAAGCTCTACTTTACCTGCTTTTATTCCTTCCTGACATACTTCTCTGTTTTTTACAGCTTCTGGGTTTTTTAACTCTTCAGCTTTTTGATTAGCTACTTCATCTATCCTTGTTACAAGGTACTTTTTCTGTGGTATTGTTAGTGACATATTAGTCTCCTAGTTATGGGGGCTGGTCCGGCTTTCACCTACGCATCGTAGGACGCACATAGTCGGTTTTATTACTATTGGCTTCACAGCCCCCGTGTTTTTATTTAATCCAGCCTTGGTCTATATACCAATGTGGCTCTACTGTTGGGTCGATGTCCCTTACGCTTTTAACAAATTCATCTTCTGTTATTTCATTAGATTCTAATTTGTTATACTGTTCAGCTATTTGTTCATCTACCTTATCCTGCTCCTTAGACACTTCTACACCAGCTCCTATAATTTTAACTGTGTCCTCTTCTACTGCCGCTATCTTAGTTTCAGGTTCTTTTGGTTCGTGTCCTCCAAACATAGTTGCTTGGTTATACCTGTCGTAGTAACTGTTTAGGTTGTAACCCATTCCGTGACCACCCCAAGTTGTTTTCTTTTCTTCTTTCCTTTTCTTCTCTATCTTATCTGCTTCGTAACGCCATTCAGGTTCTGATTTCTCTTTAAGTAGATTGCTTACTTCGCCTTCTCTCATTTGAGGAAACCCGTATTGGTCTTTATAGCCTACTGCTGTTACGACTTTATCTTTTTCACTGGCTACTACTGTTGAGAAATACAAGCCTTCTTTACTTGATTCCTGATAGATAGCTTCTTTATCTGTACCACTAAAGAAAGCACCCATTGTATGGTGACTATGTATTAAGCCCATAAAACATTTGCCTAATTCAGGTTTCTTTTTGTACACTTTTGGAAGTACCTTACCCAGCTCTTCACCATCTAACTCTGTAGAAGTGCCATCACCTAGATGAATAGGTATGAAGTGCTCAAGTCTTACTTTAGTTGGAAATCCATCTCCATCTTTCTTGAGTACCCTATACCACGCAGGTCCTGACCATTCTACATTTTTAAAACGACGCAATAGATAATTGACTTTCTTCATTACTGCTGGTGGCATTAAAAGTCTGTATTCCATTTCCGTCACCACATCTGTGGACGTTGTTTGATTTTTCATTGTCTAACCCTCTTGTTTCTAATCTTAACTGTGTTGAAATGTATCCCTTAGCTCTTGCATTTAAGAAATGAATCCATTTTATTCTTATGCTATCTTCAGATATATAAGGATATAACGACTCTATCATAAAGTACAACTTATGACCTAATTGATATTTAGTACTAAGATACGAATCTCTCGACCCGTCTTCATCGTTCATTGTTTGATACATTGTATCCAGACCATTTGTTATGTTTATGGTATCTTTCACACCATACGTTTCATCAAATGTGTACTGTACCAATGGCTCTATCAATGTTTTGTTAGTTGCATTTAAGAAATTTGCAAAACTCCTTATTGCATATAACCAGCACGATGAATGATTTAGTACATTTATTGACTGTGCACCTCCAAGCGACTCAACGATTCTTTCAAATACATATGTATCATCTAAACCCTCTGTAATTGCTTGAAAGCCTTCACTACGTTGTATCATATTCTTAACACGACGTATGTTTCTAGCTGTTGGTGTTTCTCTTCCTCTACTAGGATTTCTTAGTACATCTCTCATCCTTCTTCGGAAGTTTGATACTGAAGCACCTATTCTAGCATTACCTTCGTAGGTATCCAGTCTCAGTTTATCATCAGTCAATGAGCTTGTAGCATCTTCATCATTATTAACAATCGACCAGTCCATAATGGGTCCTGTATTTAATACACGCATCATAGGCATACTAGATGTTACTCTCTCCAGTTTATCTTTAGGAAAGTGTGCTAGTGTGTCTATCATTGTTTTTAGTTTCCCATCAATCGTGTCTCTTGTTGATTGTTTTAGAAGCTCGTGAACTCTACCGTATACATATAATGACAGAGATGTAAATCCTTTAGCTTTAAGCTGCTGGAAAACATCAGTTATTAATGTATCATCACGCCATCTTCTGTAGTCAGATGTGTTATTTATCTTTCCTATCTCATCCATAATGTGTCTAGTCATTAGAAAGTCTCTAAAACTATCTTGAGTTACATAATTATGCCATTGATTCCAGCTATGATTAATATCCCAGTATGCGTCATTCCTAGTCCAATTACAACAAAAAGTAAATGCTATACTACATAGTGCACTTAGATTGTTAGTTGATATTGTCTCTGCAAACGCTTGACTAAAATATCCCATACAAGGTTTATTATCTCCGCTTACGTGTGGGTGTACTGATATGTCACCATTTATAACCTTATGTTTGTTCCAAGGTTCTGACTGTCTATTATAAAAGAGAGTCATTTTCTCAGCAATAGTTATAAACTTAGCATATTTCTCAGGTCCCATTTCCTCTCTAACGTTTGTTACTATGTATGGTTCTGTATCATTATTATGAAACAACAACGACATACTTGGTAAAACATACGCTCTACTACCTTTAAGCTTTGGTCTTCCTAGATTGATTTTAAAAGTAAAGGCACAAGTATCTAGTAAACCAGTGTTGTGGGTAATAAGAGGTGAATGAAAGTTTAGTACCTTAGCTTGTTCTTGGTACAATGTTACACACTCTCCCATTTCTAATGTGAAGCCCTGATTCTTACTATTATTAAAAAACCACAACGGTACTATTTTATCTAGTAGCCGCTGTTCTGCTTTTGTTACTCCAATGAGCTGTTTTTTAGCAATCATCTTCCTATCTCCTATTTTAAAGGGGGGCTTTTACACCCCCCTGATTAAACAGACTACTGACTACGCACCAGATGTAACCTTACTTGTTGAGAATGCAACGAAATCGTTGTCTCTAAGGTTGTAGTTTGGTGATACTGTGTCAGACCCAACAACAATCTTGACATTCTCTAGTGAGAAGTCCTCTGTTTCAGCTATTTCTGCTGGTGTGTTTGCTGTTACGTTTGTCTTTAGTGGTTTGCTTGGCATTTGTATTGTTATGTTATTAGCCATTATTCGCATCTCCTGCCTGTTTGTTCATCCCCGGTAAGTCAGGCTTACTATCCGGTTCTTCAAAGCGTTGATTAAATGAGTCGGGTGGTTCTATGTGTTCGCAGTCATCGCATATAATGCCTAGTTCAGAGTTATCTGATTCAGATGAACCGTACTCTTCGAACGTAGTGTTACTGGAACGACACTTGGTACACTCATACCCAGCGTAATCTCCGCCTATTATTCCTAATCCTGCCATAACCCGTGTTTCATCCTAGAGTTTATCTCTTGGTAGTTGTCGGTTATAGCTTGTTCTCTCCAATACTCTAATTGTTCTTCAGTAGTCATAAGCTTTTCATTTATGTTATGAAGTACAAAACAGAGCATTATCATAGAGAATACTAATGTTAAAACAGATATGATAAGTAATACATCTAACATATCTATCTCCCAAACTCTGGTTCACCTATACTTGCTAGTTGTGGGTGTACCTTTATGAGTTCTTTATACTCTTTCTCTTCTAACTCGATAGCTTTCTTTAACATAGCTTCCGTGTTACCTAAGAATGAGTCAACATCTATATTGTGACGCTTAAAGAGTGCGTCAATCTCTGCAAATTTACCCATTTGCTTTCTCCTTTAGTGTTTGCCATTCTGCATAGCATATTAAAGCTATTGCTGTTACTATACCTAGTAATCCAGATAGCACAAATTCAGTTATACTTATCATTTGTTCCCCCTAACATCACACATAGGACATTGTTTCTTCTTACGTTTGTAAGTAGGGAAGTCCTGATATACTATAGTCTTTGGTGCACTACTATACCAGCTAGTCTCCCAACAACTATTACATTTAGTACAATGATAGATGTCTCTGTCTGCACATCTAGCATCATACTTACTATACTTATGAACCTCTGAGGTTACTCGATTACTATTCTTATTAAAGTACTGTTCGTGATACCATTTCATATTAAACTCCTTATTAAACGGTAAAGAACGGATACAGCATAGCTGTTGATTCAGTGTCTTATTGTAGACTGCGGAGTCCTGTAATTAAGAGCAACTGTACCCATTCTTGTTATGGGATGCGGAGTCCCTTGGACAATTATCATAGGCTAAATTATGAAGGTTTGTGAGCCTTAGATTAAATGAATTAGGGAATGTACGCTTCGCCGATTCCTGCTTGTAGGTGTGATAAAATATAAGGGCGGAATACACCACCCCTATATATTAAGACTACATCTCTACTGCTTTAGGTCGTAAGAACTTATAGTAGTATTTGATGCAAGGATTACCTGACTGTGTCACTATGGCTTCGCCTTGTGATATATCTTCTGAAGAATTCAGAGGATAGTCAGTGTCTTCTAAGAACTCTAGGTCACCGAAGAGCTTACTTAGATTTTGAATTGCCTTAGCAGTTAACAGTTCGGGCAAAGCCCCGTCTGTTTCAAAGTTGTCTTCAGGCTGAAGTACAACTATACTATGTGGTACACGAGCAGTCTCTGACCTACGGTCATAGTACCTGCTTTTGTTATCCACGATGGGTCTCCCATCTTCGATGACGACCTTGCCGTCTTCATCACGCTCCCATTCCTGAGCATTATATGCCGAATGAATTGAGTATGTTTTAGCCATATGATTTATCCTTTATGGTTTAAACCAATAACAGAATTGTTATTGATTATCTAGCAGAGCTAGAGACTAACAGGGGATGTTGACAGGACACCAGCGACCGAGTGAGTAGCGAGGTGGTTGAGCAACGTGGACAGGGACGGCATTGTTGTGAGGAGGGACGAGTCTCAACAGTGCTGGACCCCCCACGGGGTGAAAACCAAGCGGGTGGGTCAACTAGTAAAGTGCGTACTCCCATTCTACAGCAATTTTTCAAATAGTTTTTTATTGTTTTTGTATATAATTTTTCGTATGAATTTTATAATAATTTTAATCATTTCAGGTATTTCAGTAAGCTTTATAGCAGATGAACCTACAATCTCTGAAGGGGACTATTCATTATATGATACTATATATGACCAAGACAGTACAAACCATCAATACATAGACATACGTAACGGTGATAACTGGTGTTGGAGACACAATATATGGGAGAATGTTAGGATAGTAAACCCTAGTAGAGTACGTAGAAAAGACGAAGAATAGTAAATTCTCCTATCTTGTTCATATCGTTTAGTTTAAACGAAACCACTTAAAGTAAATCATAGCTATTGTTATTAGATGTAAACGGTTTTACATTTTAATAATATTTGTTATTAGTTCTTAACGATTTAAACAAGGGGTGGTTGTCGTAAGTGGTAGATATACATCAGTATATAAAGAGTGATGATAAGCTCGACTATGATTTATTATGGAAAAACTGTGCTAACATCACGGGATTCCAAGCTGAACGTAAGAGAGGAGTGTTATACTATGAGGTCACAGAAGCATACAAGAGTTACAAAGCGTCTTCTAAACATACTAAGGATGGTATTCCATCTACAGATGTTAAAGATGAGGTACTACATAACCCTAATACTCAAGTACCTAGGTCTTCTAAAGTAACAGAAGACTTTGTTATTTCGTATATAAACAAAGAAGCCCAGTCTAATTTTGTAAAGACCGATGAATACTGTACATATGATGCCGATGAAGAGCGTTATATAGCAGAAATCAAAGTTCGTAATAAGCATTATGATACTTGTCTAATAGAATGGGATAAGTATATGGCTAATAAAGGACACGCAGACATAGATGATAAAGAGTTTCTTTACATAGTTGCTACAAATTCACATATATATGTATTTAACATCAATACAATCCAGAAAAGTAGGTCTAAAATACGTTGGAAAGACCAAGAATTACCAAGAAATAGCCATTTTGGTGGATATAATGATAAAAAGACTAAGAAAGTGGGTTATATTCCAATAGGAAGAGCAAGTGTTTGTTATAACTATAAATCATAAAGACATCGGACCTACAGAATACCCTGTATATACTAAAGATGAAGCTGATTCAAAGGATATTACTTATTTACATTGGCAACAGGCTAATGCAAAGCAATGGGCACTCACCGATGACAATTATGTTGCAAAGATTATTAGTAAGAAATCTTATCAGGACAAGGAAAAAAGAATGTCCTATTATTATAGGATGCCTTTTGGTTATATTATGTGGAATCCTAAGTATCCTGATAAGAAGTTTTGTTGTGGGGGCAGGGTAGCTAATAATACATTTACTGGTGAAAAGTGGCTTGACGTAAAAACTAAGTCTGAGGATTATAAGTCTTTAGCAATGTGGGCGGCTTTAACTGAAAATAGGGATGTTGCTATTGACCAAGTGTTTGGTCCTGTAAATGCAAGTAAAAGACGTAAGTTAAAGCGTCATATGAGAACGGAGGTTTTTAAAAAAATGAAGAGAGATGAAGCTCAAAAACTATTAACTGACAATATGTTGGATGCAGACTACTTTATTGACTTAATGAAGAAGGGAGTAGACATTGCACTAAAGAAAGAAGATGTCAGTGGTATTCGTGGATTTGTAAATGATGGTATGGAAATACACGGAATGAAGGATAAAGAAACAGTAACAGTTACTGATAAGCTAGAAGCAACACAAACTAGGAAACTGATTGATAATATCAATGCAGAGGAAGATAAGTTAATTGCATCTAGAACAACTAAAATACCTATTGAGGAGGTAAAGAATGGAGATGATGAGTAATTATTATCACACGTTAGTAGAGTTAGAGCACTTTCCGGGTTGGGAATTATATATATTTCTTAACTTGTTATTATGGATTAGTGCTATATTTAGATTAAACAGAATAGAGAGGAAGGTCACAAATGATTGAATTATTATTATTTATCGCAGGAGTATTAGTATTAGTAAATAGTAGATTATGGTCGAATGGTTATTGGAAAAAATATGGTAAGTACGGACAATGGATATCAGGGAAACTGTCCAAGTAGACGACTACGAAGCAAAGTATGCAGAACAACAGGCTCTAAAGAAGTTAAAGAATAACGTTGGTCTTTTTGGTAGGACAATGTTTCCTACCGCTATTGCAAAAGCAGTTCCTCCATTTCACCACGAGATATACAGAAATCTGGCAGATGAGGCGAAGAAGCGTGTACTAATTGCCGCTCCTCGGGGAACGGCGAAAAGTACAGTGACCTCCTTAATTCTACCCCTTCATAGAATCGCTTTTAAGCCCTCTGCCAGTGACCTTTTTATTGTAATCGTATCTGAATCACAATCGCAGAGTATAAATTTTTTATCAAGAATTAAGTATCACTTAATTAATTCACAAAAC